GACATCAACGGTTCGGGCGTGACCAAGTTCAGCGATGTGGACCTGAGCAAGCAGACGAACTGCCGCTGGTACGGCATCGTGCACAACCTGAGCGACGCGCCAAGCACGCTGCAATAACGAAGGAGCATAAATCATGGCACTCTCGAACACGGCCACGCCGATCTACTACGGCCGCTTTCGGGAGGCCGTGATGCGTGGCGAGATCCCGGTCTGCCGGGAAATCTCCATGGAGATGAACCGGATCGACGACCTGATCGCAAACCCTGGCATCTGGTACGATGACAAGGCAGTGAACGGCTTTATCGCATTCTGCGAGGACGAGCTGACCCTGACCGACGGCACCGATGTGAAGATGCTGGAGAGCTTCAAGCTGTGGGCGGAGGAGATCTTCGGCTGGTATTACTTCGTGGAGCGGAGCGTCTTTGTGCCAAACGAGCATGGCGCGGGCGGGCACTACGAGACCCGGCGCATCAAGAAACGGCTGGTGACGAAGCAGTATCTCATCATCACCCGTTCGGCGGCAAAGACAATGTATCTGGAGTTTTTGCAGGCCTATTTCCTGACGGCATACACCACGACGACCCAGCAGCTGACGACCGCCCCGACCATGAAACAGGCCGAAGAGGTGCTGGCCCCGATGCGCACCGCGCTGGCGCGGGCAAAGGGCCCGGTGCTGAAGTTCATGACCGAAGGCAGTTTGCAGAACACGACAGGCTCGAAGGCCGACCGCGTCAAGATGGCCAGCACAAAGAAGGGCATCGAGAACTTCCTGACGAACAGCCTGCTGGAAGTGCGCCCGATGACCATTGAGAAATTGCAGGGACGGCGCGACACAGTGGCGACCGTGGACGAGTGGCTCTCGTGTGACATCCGGGAAGACCCCATCGGCGCCATCGAGCAGGGCGCGGCCAAGAACGAGAACTATCTCATCGTGGCGGCAAGCTCGGAAGGCACCGTGCGTAACGGCTGCGGCGATGACATCAAAATGGAGTTGATGCAGATCCTGAAAGGGGAGTACATCAACCCGCATGTGAGCATCTGGTACTACAAGCTGGACTCCCTCGACGAGGTGGGGCAGCCGGAGATGTGGCTGAAGGCAAACCCGAATCTGGGCAAGACTGTGAGCTACGAGACCTACCAGCTGGATGTGGAGCGCGCCGAGAAATCGCCCAGCGCCCGGAACGACATTCTGGCGAAGCGGTTCAACCTGCCGATGGAAGGGTACACCTATTTCTTCCCTTACGAGGAGACGCTGTGCCACCGCCACCGGAATTACTGGCAGATGCCCTGCGCGATGGGAGCAGACCTTTCGATGGGTGATGACTTCTGTTCGTTCACCTTCCTGTTCCCGCTGTCGAACGGATATTTCGGCGTGAAAACGCGGGACTATATCACGAGCTACACCCTGAGCCAACTGCCGATGAGCCGCCGGAACCAATACGAGGAGTTCATGAACGAAGGGACACTGTTCGTATTTGACGGTACGGTGCTGGACATGATGCAGGTCTACGACGATCTGGACCGGTTCATCCAGGAGAACGAGTACGACGTGCGGGCCTTTGGCTACGACCCCTATAACGCGAAGGAATTCGTGGAGCGGTGGGCGCTGGAGAACGGCAGCTTTGGCATCACCAAGGTGATCCAGGGCGCAAAGACAGAAAGCGTGCCGCTTGGGGAACTGAAGAAGCTGAGCGAACAGCGGAAACTGGTCTTTGACGAAAAACTGATGCAGTTTGCCATGGGAAATTGCATCACACTGGTGGACACGAACGGAAACCGGAAACTGTACAAGCAGCGGCAGGACCAGAAGATCGACGCCGTAGCGGCCATGATGGACGCCTATGTGGCTTGGAAACTGAACCGGGATGCGTTTGAGTGATCAATCATCGCCGCTATCCCAATCGTAATTCTTTGCGTGACATCTGCGGCAAGTCCAGTAACCATATTCATTATCGTCGTCTTCCCATGGCATGGTATAGAAAGCGTCATCGAGAGATGCACCGCAAGTTCGACAGCAGCCATTGAGGGAATAATCGTCTTCCTCATCATAGTCAGAGTCATCATAGCTATCTCCTGATTGGATAGGAACGCTAGACTCCTCTGGATCAGATGAAGCGGCAGAGTCGATAGCGGTTGTGTTTTCGTCGGGCCGATGGAGTAGATAAGCTACTCCGGCGACAGCCACAATAGTACCTACAGCTTTCACTGTTTTTAGGATTTTAGGATGTTTTACCGAAAAATCGTTGTATTTGATTTTGGCTTTGCCCCAAATTCCGAATTCGGAAGGATCGTATTCAACGCCAAATGATTCACCACATTTTTTACAGGTGATGGTGAATGGCATGCTTTTAGGGATATCAATGGGCGAACCACAATTAGGACAAACAACAATTTCCATAAGAACTCCTCTTCGTCGAAAAAATAATCGTCAAGAAGAGTATAGCACAGCAGTCAGACATTGTAAAACGTAAAAGAGGTGAAACGAAAAGTTGGATTACTACGGAAATAATGACTGGTGGGATTATATTGAGCATGGGTGGTTCGGCAGCAGCCAGAAGGGCAGTGCGAAGGGAAACCATAAATATTACATGCGTGTATCAGCTGGAACGAAGAATGGAAAGAACATATATCGTTATTTCTATTCCAAGGCGGACTACGAAGCTTATATCCGCAGTGGAAAGAAAAAACTGACTGGAGCATACCGGCTGGAACATCACCCCAACAGCAGGACAGCGCATGTCGCAACGGAGCAGTATGTCGATATGGACGGGCAGACAAAGCTCCGGAAAAAGTATATCTCTGCTGAAGAAGCGGATAAATTGCTGGATGACAAATACCGCAGAGAACGCGCTTTGAAAGAGACGCCGAAGGAAAAGAAAAAGCGCATGAAGCAAGCCAAGAAACGCTACAACAAGAAGATGTCCGCAACGCGGCGCAAGATCGCTGTGCAGAAAGGTATGCAGACGGTTGCCCGATTCATGGGTAAGCAGATGGACTTTAAGAAAAAGCCGAGCGACAAAACCGAGAAAAAAGCATACCGGGAGGCCGGGTGGCACAAGAGCTTGTTTGTTCCGGGGGCTTATACGCGGAAGGCAAAGTGAGGTGAAAAGCGGGAAATGTGGAGATATGACGATGGCGCGCTATACCACTGGGGTATCAAAGGCATGAAGTGGGGCGTGCGGCGGTACCAGAACAAGGACGGCACCCTGACGGCCGCAGGCAAAAAGCACTACGCCGGAGATGGGAACGCCGGTTCAGAAGATGAACCGAAGGTGGAATATGCACCGAAACGTTCCGGCCGGAATGCAGAGGATTACTCCGACGAGGAGCTGCGAAGCCGCATCAACCGGCTCCAGATGGAGAAGCAGTACCGCGATCTGCAAGGTCAGACAAACATCCGCGCCGATGACCCGAACAAGGAATTGAAAGCCGAGAAAGAGCGGCTCCAGCTCCAGAAGGACGTGAAGCAGCTGCGGAATGACGTGTACGGCGGGCAGAGCTTTGTGAAAAGCGTAATGAAAGATGCCTCGAAACAGTTTCTGACCAAGGCAGTTTCTGGTGCGATGAGCTACAGTGCCAAGCAGTTCATCACGAAAGAGCTGAAGAACCCGGAACTGGCGAACGCGATCGTGAGCGGAGGCGCCAGCGGCGGACAGCAGCAGAAGAAAGACGACGAGAAGAAAGATAACTGACCGGGAGGAAAATCAAAATGGCGCAGACATTTGGCTCCAGGCTGAAGCGGGCCTGGAATGCCTTTACGAACCGGGACCCTCCCGGAAAGAGTTCCTACGGCGGAGGATACAGTTACCGGCCTGACCGGGTGCGGCTGAACCGCGGGAACGACCGGACCATCCTGACTGCGATCTACACCCGCATTGCAATGGATGCGGCCAGCATCACCATCAACCATGTAAGGCTCGATGAAAACGGACGCTATGACGAGACCGTTGATTCGGGCCTTAATTCATGCCTGAATCTATCCGGCAACAAAGACCAGACAGGACGTGCTTTGCGGTATGACCTGTTTCTTTCGGTGCTGGACGAAGGCGCGGTGGCGCTGGTGCCGGTGGACGTTGACACCGACCCGAAGACCGGAGACGTGACGATCGAATCCATGCGGGTGGGCAAGATCAAGGAATGGTACCCCGACGACGTGCGGCTGGAAGTGTACAACGACCGGACCGGACAGCGGGAGGAATTGACCCTGCCGAAAGCGCAGGTGGCCATCATCGAGAACCCGTTCTATGCTGTGATGAACGAGCCGAACGGCACCGTTCAGCGGCTCATCCGGAAACTGAACCTGATGGACGTGGTGGATGACCAGCTGGGCAGCGGCAAGCTCGACCTCATCATCCAGCTGCCTTACATCGTCAGGAGCGAAGCCCGGAAGAAACAGGCCGAAGACCGCCGCGCCGAGATCGAACGGCAGCTGGCGGGAAGCAAATACGGCATCGCGTACACCGACGGCACGGAACACATCACACAGTTGAACCGCAGTCTCGAAAACAACCTTCTGAAGACCGTGGAATACCTGACGAACATGGCATACAGTCAGTTGGGCATTACACCGGAGATCATGAATGGTACGGCGAACGACACTGTGATGACCAACTACGAGAACCGGACCATTGAACCGTTGGTGGCGGCTGCCGTAGACGAGCTGAAGCGGAAGTTTCTGACCGAGGAAGCGCGGGCGAACGGCGAATCCGTGCTCTATTTCCGCGACCCGTTCAAGCTGGCCCCGGTGAGCATGGTGGCCGAGATGGCGGACAAGTTCACCCGCAACGAGATCATGACGAGCAACGAGTTCCGGCAGATCATCGGCATGAAGCCCTCGAAAGACCCGAATGCGGACAGACTGCGGAATGCGAACATCTCGCAGCCGAACGACGGCGGGGCGCCGGACCCGGTGGCAGCCGGGCGGGACACCGTGGAGCGGCTGGTGAATGGGTAGAAAGGAGAAACATTTTTCAAAATGGTGAAGTTTGACTATGATTGCAGCGGCTGGGCGACGAAAGCGAACACCCGCTGTTACGACGGGCTGACCATTGCGCAGGATGCGTTCAAGGAATGCGACGGTAAGGTGGTGCCGATGGTCTACAACCACGACCACAGCGACATCGGCAATGTGATCGGCAAATGCCTGCTGGAGAACCGGCCGGGCGGCGTGTATGCCTACGCGAAGTTCAACGACACCGAGGCAGGCAAGACCGCCCGTGCCTGCGTGGAAAGCGGCGACATGAACGCCTTTTCCATCTTCGCAAACGGTGTGCAGAAGGTGGGCAAGACCGTGAAGCATGGCTTCATCCGGGAAGTGAGCCTCGTGCTGGCAGGCTGCAACCCCGGCGCACTCATCGACGAGGTGATCAAGCACAGCGCCGACGAGGACTACGAGGGCGGAGAGGCCTTCATCTACAACGACGAAGGTCTGAGCCTGACCCACGGCATGGACCCGGATGGCAACCCGCTGGAGGAACTGGCCCACGGCGGAGACAACGCAAAACAGGAGGAAGCCAAAATGGCGGACGAAAAGAAAGACGGTAAGACGCTCGAACAAGTCTATAACAGCATGACCGACGAGCAGAAGGAATGCTGCCACGCCCTCGTGGGACTGGCCCTGGAGGAGAACGGCGGCGAAGACGACGGTGAGGAGGATGAAACCGTGAAGCAGAATGTTTTTGACAAGGACACCCGCGCAACTGTGCTCCAGCACAACATGGAAGAGATCAACGGCATCATCAAGGGCGCCAAGAGCCACGGTACGCTGAAGCAGGCCTTTGAGGACGCTGGCATTGACACCGATGAACTGGCCCACAGCATCGACAACATCGACTGGCTGTTCCCGGATGACCACCTGCTCGACAACACGCCCCGCATCATCGAGAAGCCGGATGACTGGGTGAGCAAGGTGATGGGCGGTGTGCATCACATCCCCTTCAGCCGCTTTAAGAGCCAGTTTGCTGACCTGACCGAGGATGAGGCTCGTGCCAAGGGCTACATCAAGGGCAACTTCAAGAAGGAAGAGGTCTTCGGCCTGCTGCGCCGCTCCACCAGCCCCACCACCGTCTACAAGAAGCAGAAGCTGGACCGCGACGACGTGATCGACATCACCGGCTTTGACGTGGTCTCCTGGCTGAAGAGCGAGATGCGCTACAAGCTGAACCGGGAACTGGCCCTGAGCTACCTTCTGGGCGACGGCCGCCCCGCAGGCAGCGAGGACAAGATCGACGAGAACTGCATCCGCCCCGTCGTGAACGATGCGGACCTGTTCACCATCAAGATCCAGGTCTCCACTGCCGGTCTGACCAAGATCGAGGATAAGATGCAGGCTACCATCAAGCAGATCCTGCGCAGCCGCAAGAACTACCGTGGCTCCGGCACCCCGACCTTCTTCACCACCGAGGACATCCTGACTGAGATGCTGCTGCTGGAAGATGGCATCGGCCACCCGCTGTATGCAGACACTGCTGCTCTGGCCCGCAAGCTGCGCGTGAAGGAGATCGTAACCATCCCTGAGATGGAGGGCCGCACCGGCGCCAAGGGTGGCGAGCTGATCGGCGTGATCGTGAACCTGGCCGACTACACCGTGGGTGCCGACAAGGGCGGTGCGGTTGCGATGTTCGACGACTTCGACATCGATTACAACGCCCAGAAGTACCTGATCGAGACCCGCTGCTCCGGCGCACTGGCGGTGCCCTTTAGCGCGATGGCCATCGAGTTTGCTGCGTAAAACCGCAGCGAGACGGAGAGGGTTTACGCCGGGCCCTGCGACAGAGGGCAGGCAGAAAGGAATTGAGTTATGCTGAAAACCATTTATGAGACCGGTTATGACCTGCATGTGGCAAACTACGTTGCCTACCTGCACACCGACAAGAAGCTGTATGAGGATGAGGCGCACAAGACCCAGGCAAAGAAGGCCGACGTGGAGAAGGCGTTCAAGCTGGGCCGCCTGCTCGTCATGGGTGCGGACAAGACCTACCTGCCGGTGGCACTGCTGGCGGCCGGTGTGGTCGTGACCGACGGCACCACCGCTGTGACCTGCACCGCCGCAGATGCCGACCCGGCCTGAAGGCCCGCCGTTCTGGACGAGGCAGTGCTCGACCGGACGGTGCTGTGCTGAACGATTCAAAATGGAGTGAAATGCAATGAGCAAGTGGTTTGGAAAGATCGGATACGCTGAGACACTGGAGACAGAACCGAGCGTATACGAAGAGACCATGAAGGAACGGGACTACTATGGGGACCTTGTGCGGAACACCCGCCGTTTTGATCTGGGTGACCAGGTGAACGGTGAAACGACGGTGTCGAACCAGCTGAGCATCCTGGCAGACCCCTTTGCGCAGGAGCATTTCTACGCCATGCGGTATGCGACGCTCTATGGCGCAAAGTGGATCATCGACAACGTGGACGTGCAGTTCCCGCGGCTGATCCTGACACTGGGAGGGCAATACCATGGCTGATATCCTGCTGGACCGGCGCCTGGCGCTGGACAAGCTGCTGCGCGCCATCGTAAAAGAGCGGTGCGGGAGCGAGAACGTCTATTACCAGCCGAAGAACGGACTGGCGATGAACTACCCCTGCATCTGCTATGAGCGGAGCAAGATCAGAAATGTCGCTGCGGATGACAACGTTTATCTGCAGCGCTTTTTTTATACCCTGACGGTGATCGACCCGAAACCGGACAGCCCGATGGTGCTGGCGGCTTCGCGCCTGCCGAGGTGCGGGCATGACCGGCACTTCGTTTCGGACGGGCTGCATCACGACACATTTACCATCTACTACTAAGGAGGATGAACCTATGGCAAGACTGGAATGGGATAAGACTGGTGAGCGCTTTTACCACACTGGTACCAAGCACGGCGTGCTGTACCCGATGGATAACAAGGGTGCTTACCCCAAGGGTGTGGTCTGGAACGGCCTGACTGCCGTGACCGAGAGCCCCGACGGTGCAGACCTGACCAAGCTGCACGCAGACGATATGGTGTATGCCGGTCTCCGCGCAGCGGAAGAGTTCAAGTACACCATTGAGTCCTACATGTATCCGCCGGAGTTCGAGGCCTGCGACGGCAGCGCGGAGATCGTGCCCGGCGTGACCATCGGCCAGCAGCGCCGTCTGCCCTTTGGCTTCAGCTGGGTGACCAGCATCGGCAATGACACCGTGATGGACGATGATGACGGCTACATCATCCACATCGCATGGAACTCGACCGCTTCTCCCAGCGAGAAGAGCTACGAGACCGTGAACGACAGCCCGGATGCCATCACCTTCAGCTGGGAGTGTGACACCACCCCGGTGAACGTGGCAGGCTACAAGCCCACCGCGCACATGGAGATCAACAGCCTGAAGACCGACCCGGCCAAGCTGAAGGCCCTGGAGGACAAGCTGTATGGCACCGAGAACACCACCGCATCTCTGCCGACCCCGGACGAGGTCATTGAGCTGCTGAAGGCCGCTGCGTAACCTCTCAGTCTCGCTTCGCTCGCCAGCTCCCCTGATAGGGGAGCCATTGGCAGGGCGGTGTTGCGAGTGCTGGACGAAAAAAAGCCCGACCGGGCGTAAAATGCCGGGCTCCGCGGCAGCGGACAGGCAGCTATTGAAAGGAGAAAACCATGATCTGTGAACCCATTACCTACACCGACTTTGACGGTGTGGAGCGCACCGAAAACTTCTACTTCAACCTGACTGAGGGGGAGATCACCGAATGGAGCCTCTCTGTGGAGGGCGGCTTGCAGGAGTACATCGACCGCATCGTGAAGGCGAAGAGCCAGAAGGAGCTGGTGGAACTGTTCAAGACCGTGATCGAGAAGGCCTACGGCGAGAAGAGCGCCGACGGCCGCCGGTTCATGAAGAGCCCGGAGATCTTCGCAAACTTTGCGGCGACCCAGGCATTTTCTGACTTCTACATGTCGCTGGCGACCGACACCGAAAAGGCCACCAAGTTCATCAACGCACTTGCCCCGAATGGCAAGTTCAGCGCAAAGCCCGGTGCAAACCCGGCAGCGCAGGCCGTGCCCGTGACGCTGGCAGTGACCAGCTCTGCACAGGGCTGACCCACATTTGAAACCACAGGGAGATAAGACGAATGTTTGAGATCACAATTCCCGGCGAGGAGCTCTGGGATGCGAGGCGGGCGGAATTTACCAGCACGAAGGCGGTGACGCTGCGGCTGGAGTATTCGCTTGTCTCCCTGTCCAAATGGGAAAGCAAGTGGCATATCCCGTTTTTCGACGACAGCATCGAAAAGACACCGGAACAGATGCAGGACTTTGTGCGCTGCATGACGGTGACTCAGGGCGTGGACCCGACGGTGTACGCCCGGCTGACGGTGGAAAACCTGAATGCTATTTACCGATATATGGAAGACCCGATGACCGCGACCTGGTTTGCAGGCGAAGGGAGACCGGGCGAAAAAAATCAAAATGGAACCGCAAAGCGCCGCGCAAGAAGGCGGCCGCCCGGCACGGGGAAGGTGCTGACGAGCGAGGTGTTATATTCCCGGATGTTCCAGGCCGGGGTTCCCATTGAATGCGAGCGGTGGCATCTGAACCGCCTGATGACCCTGATCCGGGTCTGTCAGGAAGAGCAGGCTCCGCCCCGGAAGATGAGCCGGAAAGACGCACTGCGCCAGCGCAGAGAGCTGAATGCAGCGCGGATGAAGAAATATGGCGCGAGAGGGTAATGAATGCCAAAAATCATTGTATTTCGTCAGAAGGGAAAGTTTAAGAAGACGAGCGGATTTTTGAAGCGGGTGAGCCGGATGGACCTGGATGCGGTGCTGGACGAGTACGGCAAAAGGGGCGTGGCAGCGCTGGCTGAGGCGACCCCGAAAGACACCGGAAAGACCGCCGCGAGCTGGAATTACCGGGTGACAAAAGGGGCCGACAGCATCGTGATCACCTGGTCGAACACGAACGTCGTGGACGACGTACCGATCGCGGTCATTTTACAGTACGGGCACAGCACACGGAACGGCGGCTATGTGGAAGGCGTTGATTATATCAACCCGGCCATGAAGCCGATCTTTGAGGAAATCGCCCGCAAAGCATGGAGGGAGGTGCAGAGAGGATGAGCAGAGAAGTAGACCAGCGCGTGGTCGAAATGCGGTTTGACAACGCACAGTTTGAGAAGAACACGCGCGAGAGCATGAAGACTCTGGACCGGCTCCAGGAAAAGTTGCAGTTCAAGGACGTGGACAAGGGCTTCGAAAACATCGAAAAAGCCCAGCGGAACGTGAACTTCGACGAGATGGAAGGCGCACTGGACACCCTGAAGGTGAAGTTCAACGCGCTGGACGTGATGGCTGTGGCCGCACTGACCAACATCACGAACAAGATCGTGGACACCGGCGAACGTCTGGTGAAGAGCCTTTCGGTGGACCAGGTGGCCAGCGGATGGAATAAGTACACCGAGAAGACCTCGAATGTGCAGACCATCATGAACGCGACGGGCGAAAGCATCGACAACGTCAACGGCTACCTGAACAAGCTGATGTGGTACTCGGATGAGACGAGTTACAGCTTCAGCGAGATGACGAGTGCCCTTTCGCAGATGACTGCGGCAGGCGGCGACATCAAGAAGATGATCCCCATGATTATGGGCATCGCCAACGCCACCGCCGACGCCGGTAAAACGGGCTTTGCATTCCAGAGCACCATCCGAAACCTGACCCAGAGTTACAGCGCCGGTCACCTGCAATTGCAGGACTGGAAGAGCCTCAACCTGATGGGCACGGCCACCAAGGCTCTGAAACAGGAACTCATCGACACGGCTGTGGAGATGGGCAAACTGAAAGAGGGCGAGGTGACCATTGCCACCTTCGAAAGTACCCTTTCGAACAAGTGGGCTGACACGAAGGTCATGGAAAAGACCTTCGAAAAGTACGCCTCCATGATGGAAGCTGCGTACGATATGGTGCAGCAGAACCCTGGCATGACCAGCTCCGAGGCGCTGGAGAAACTGAGCGGGCAATATGGCGAGCTGGCAGAGCGCGCGGCGTTGGCGGCCCAGCAGGCAACGAGCTTCGAGCAGGCCATCGACTCCACGAAGGACGCAGTCAGTTCCTCCTGGATGAAAGTCTTCGAGACCTTCTTCGGCAACAAGGAGGAAGCGACCGAGACCTGGACGGAACTGGCGAACCGGCTGTACGATATTTTCGTACCGTCCATCGACGCGCTGAACGAACGGCTGAAAGAGGGTCTCGACACCGGCTGGAAACAGCTGAACGACAAGCTGGGCGACCAGGCGGAGACCTACGACACCGTGCTGCAAAAAGTGGCACTGGCCAGCGGGGCGGTGACCGAAGAATCCATTGAAGAAGCGGGCAGCTTTGCGAACGCATTGCGGGAAGGCGGCGTCAACGCCGAGCTGCTTCAAAATGGATTGGACGTGACCCTCGTCAGCCTGGAAAAGTACCTCGCCATGAGTGACGAGGCGCTGGATGCCCGCAATCTGGACAAGGAAGCCATTGAGCGGGACTATGAAGCGCTGAGCCGGTTGAACGAGGAGTTCCGGACCGGAGAAGCCAGCCTGGCAGACTATGCCGCCGGTATGAGCGAGCTTTCGGGCCGCGAACACCTGATGCAGAGTCTGTGGAACATCATGGATGCACTGAGTGCTCTGGTGCAGCCCATCCACGATGCGTTCCAGGAGATCTTCCCGCCGACGAGCGGCAAGCAGATCAAGAGCTTTGCGGAAGGGCTGGATTACGCCACGAGCAAGCTCATTATCGGCGAGGAGACCGCCACAAAGATCAGGGGCGCCTTTACGGGACTGTTCCGGGTCATCCGGGTCGGCACCGACACCATCGCAAAGGTCGTGAAGACGGCGGTGAAGCTGCTGGGTGGACTGGCGGACGTGCTGAAGCCAGTGAAGGACGGCATCCTTGACGTGGCGGGAGGCTTCGGAGATTTTGTGACCGAAGTGGGCGAAGCGCTGACTGGCACGAAGACCCTGGGGGAGCGGTTCGACGCCATCCGGGCCAGCCTGAAAAAGCTGCTGAGCCCGCTGGGGGACCTGAAAAACCTCACGAAGAACTTCTCGCTGGCCGGGCTGAAAGAGCAGCTGGACGCCCTCGTGCAGAGCGGTGGGAACCTGAGCTGGATCAGCGGGCTTTCTGAGAATGCGCAGAACGTGCTGAAACCTCTGATCGTGCTGGCAGGACAGGCGGCAGGCGGCGGACTGACCCTGCTGGGTGTCCTTGGCGCGGTGGCCGGAGGGATGATCGCGAAACTGGGCGAGACAGCGGACTTCCTCAAACAATGGGTGAAGGGCCAGCTGGAGGGTGCAGACAGTCTGGAGACAACCCTGACGAATCTGCCGGTGAAGATCGGAGAGGCCGTGACGACCTTTGCGACGACCTTCAAGAAGAACGTTTCGAGCATCGAAGCGACGGCGGACACCGTGGCAGACCCGGTGAAGAAGTTCTTCGAGGCGCTGAAGGCGGGCTTCGACTCCATCAGCGGAACGGATGTTTACCGCCTGCTGAGCTTGATCGACGTGGGGCTGCTGGCGTTCAGCATCGGGCAGTTCGCGAAGGCGTCCAAGAGCTTTTCGAGTCTGGTGGGAGACCTGTTCAAAGGGCCTGTGACGAGGGCCTTTGATGCCATGGCGGGGAGTTTCAAGCAGCTGACGAGCGCGCTGAAGACCTGGCAGAAAAACCAGTCCAGCGAAGCGATGCGGAACATTGCAGTATCCATCCTCGTTCTGGCCGGAGCCATGTGGGTGATGGCACAGGTGCCGGAAGACCGGTTCCATGACATCATCACCACCATTCTGGCGTTCGGTGCAGGACTGGTGATCGCAGGAAAACTGCTGACCCCCTCGACCAAAAAGTTCAGCAAGGCCATGGAGAGCCTGAAGGCAACGGCCCTGAACGCCGCTACGCTGTGGGGCACTGCGGCCGCACTGGTGGGGCTGGGGCTTGCCGTGAAGAACATCCTGAACGGTGTCAGTAACCTGCTAGCGGTGTTCCAGAACGGAAACATCACCGACTCGGTGGCTGGAGTGACCATGGCGATTGCCACGCTGGTGGCGGCATTCTGGGTCTTTGGGCAGGCGATGCGCTCCATCATCACACTGGAAGGAAAGGTCATCAGCCCGAAGACCCTGGTCTCGATGGCGGCCGCACTGCTGGCCTTTGGCGTGGCGGTGCGCACTCTGGCCGGTGCCGTGAAGATGCTGGCCGAGATGGACGACTGGGAGAACATCACAGTCGGAACGACGGCGATCCTGTTCCTGATGGCAGGACTTTCCGGAATTGCGATTGCGATGAAGAAATGGGGCTCGTTCAATTTTCAAAATGGAGCTGGTTTTGCGGCGCTGAGTGTTGGCGTCCTGGCGCTGGCCGGGGCCTGTAAGATCATTGAGGGCATCAACACGGACGCATTGTCCAATGCGTTCGGCGTGATCGCAGTCTTTCTTGCGGAGCTTGCCCTTATTGGGGCAAAGAGTAAGATCGGTCTGCGGGCCGGAGCGGCCTTCGTGACCATTGCAGCAAGCGTGGCTCTGCTGGCCGGGGCTATGGCGGCAATCTCACTGGTGCCGACCGAGAATCTGGCGAAGGGATTTGTCGCAATCGAAGCATGTCTCTTGTCGCTGTTTGCTGTGGTTGGTCTGCTGAGCGGTAGAAATGCGGCAAGCATGGCAGCCGGTGCAACGGCGATGCTGACCATTTCCGGGGCAATGCTCGTGCTGGCGGGTGCTGTGGCGGTGTACGCACGCCTTGGCGATAGCGCAGTGGATGCCCTATTCAAATGCGGAGTATCCGTTGCCGGAATGGCTGTTGCTATTTGGGGACTCTCGAAATTGAAGGGCGATGCGCTGAATGCGGCGTGGGTCATCAACACACTGTCGGGCGGACTTATCAAGCTGGCGGCTGCCTGCGTCATCTTCAATCTGGTGAACTGGCAGTCGCTTGCAACGGCGGCGGTCACTATCAGCGGATTGATCGCCATCCTGATGATCGCGGGAAAGATTGAGAGCCTTTGCCCGCTGCTGGGAGCAGGACTGAGAACATTGGGCGAGGCCTTCGACACCTTTGCTACCGGTGCGCTGAAGCTGGCGGGAGCGACTGCCATCCTGAGCATCCTCTCGATGTTTGCCGGGCCGATCTGTCAGGCCATCATCAATGCAGCTCCCGACATCGAGCAGGCGCTCGTTGCCGTGATAAACATGCTGTGCAACGTGATCGTGCAGTGTGCAGGGCCGATTGCCCAAGCGTTCGATGCCCTTGTGCGCGCTGTAGTTCCTGTGCTTTGGCAGGAACTGAAAGATGCGCTGGGCTTTCTGGGTGTTCCGGAGACATGGGGTGAATTGTTTGCAGGCATCTGGTCGGCCATTAAAACTGCTGCTAGCGGCATCGGGGATTGGTTCATGCAGATCTTCGACGATGACCGGCCCCTTGGCGCATTGGTCAATGTGGTCAAAAACATCGGAATGGCCGTCATCGACAAATTCAAAGAGGTGTTCGGCATCAACTCCCCCTCGACGGTCATGGCGGAGAATGGGCGATACATTCTGGAAGGCTTACAGAACGGCTTGCAGGATGAAGGTGCACTGGCCAAGGTCAAGAACGCCATGCACAGTGTGGCAACCGCTGTGGCAAATGTGTTTACCGGATTCTGGAAGATCCATTCACCGAGTGAACTTTCCTATGGATACGGTGAGAACATCAACCAAGGCACTGCGAACGGCCTCAACGACACCAAGCAGACCGTCGTGGACGCCATGGGCAATGTGGTAGACGCTGCCGCTGGCAAGCTGAACAGCCTGACTGGAAAGGCAAAGACCGCAGGCGAGAATGCACTGACCGCATTTGCGAACGGATTCAAAGGGACCGGAAGCGGGACCGGGAAGTTCGACATGGGTTCAAAATGGTTGACCACGGACGCGGGAAAGAACCTGCTCGCGGTGAAAGACACGGGCCTTGGCGGCGACATGTCGTGGTTTGAGGACCTGTACAAGAACCCCACCGAAACACCGACGACCCCGACCCCGGCTACCGGCAAGAAACCCAAGGGCGGCGGCACCACAAAGACGACCAAGACCGAGGCGGACAAACTGGTGGACGAGTACACCAAGAAGCTGAAAGCGAACAAGGCCAAGATGGACGCCGCCGACAAGGAATATGCACTGTGGGAGCTGACCGAAGGCGACACGTCGAGCGTGGAAGCCCTGGTGGAAAAGAAGACCGACAGCCTGACGCAGGCTATCGCGGACCAGACCGACCGGGTGGCCATCGCGAAGGAACAGTACGACAAGATCCTTGCGGAGAAGAGCTCCACCGACACCCAGAAGAGCGATGCGTATGCGACCTACCTCAACGAGGAGAAGACACTGGCTGAGCTGAAGGGAAAGAAGCAGGCGACGCTGTTCCAGGTGATCAAAGACCGGTACGACGACGAAGCCAGCACTGCGACGGACGAGTACGAACTGTGGGCGAGCCTGTACGAAGACACGGCCACGGTGGAGGAAAAGTCAAACAAGAAGATCGAGAACCTGAACAAGAAGATCGGCATCCAGGCGAAGGTCGTGACGGCCACCGAAGAGGAGTACACCAAGCTGAAAGCCGAGTTCGGCGAGGAGAGCCTGAAGACCCAGGAAGCCTACCGGCGGTGGCTGGAAGAGCAGAAGGAACAGCAGGACCTCATCAACGAGATGAACCAGGCCCAGCTGGACGCCTTTGACGATGCGCTGGCCATGCTGGAAAAGCAGGAAAAGATCATCACGAACCGGCAGAACGTGCTGAAAAAGATCTACAACGACGGCGACCTCTCGCAGCGGGAGGAAGCCTACAAGGCGGCGGTCAAGCAGTACGGTGCAGACAGCAAGGAGGCGCGCCTCGCCTCCACCCAGGGCACGATGACCGCCATTCTGGGCGTTGGTACGGCTCTGGACAGCATGGCCTATTCGGTCAAGAAGCTGACGAACAAACAGAACAAGTACAACGAAGCCGTCAAACAGAGCGGCAAGGACAGCGAAGCGGCGCTGGATGCACTGGCCGAGTGGCAGGGTGAACAGTACAACTTCGTGGGCTTTGCCGAAGATCTGGCCACGGCGTTCGATCTGGACGACAGCGGCAAGCGGATGACCATGCAGCTGGGCTATGCCATCGCCCGGAACTGGAAGCCGATCCAAAAGGGATTCCAGGACGTCTGGCAGAAGGTACAGACCAAATTCCCGCAAGCCGCACAGAACATGGCCAACGCCTTCGGGCTGGTTGTGCGGGAAGGCGCGACCGAAGTCATCACCGACGTGTACAGCATGATCACCGCAGCGGTGGGCGGAGACTGGGGACAGGCTCTGACGAGCGGCATTGCGGCCGTGCTGGACTTTATGGGCAGCGACTTCGGAAAGACTGTGCTGGACACCGTCGGTCCGATGCTGGCGACCGCTGGCAAGAAGCTGAGCGGCACACTGGCCACGACACTGGGCGGTGTGGTGAGCGAAGGCGGGCTTCTGACCACGATCGGCACCAAACTGGCCGGACTGGCAGCGACCATCGGCGGAGAAGGCGGGCTTGTGGCTACGATCGGCGCAAAGCTGGCCGCGCTGGCGGCATCGATCGGCCCGCATGGTCTGCTTATAGCGGCGGTCGTTGCGGCCGGTGCAGTGGTCATCACCTTGCTGGTGAAGAACTGGGACAAGGTGAAGAACTTCTTCGGCAGGGCGCTGGACTGGCTGCGGAACCTGTTCTCGAAGTTCGTGGAGGTCGGCAAGAACCTCGTCAAGGGACTGTGGGAAGGCATCACCGGGGCAGCGAAGGCTGTGGGTGACGGCATCAAGAACCTGTGCACAGGCCTTGTGAACGGGGTGAAGAGCTTCTTCGGCATCCACTCGCCCTCGACCGTGATGGCCCAGCTGGGCGAATACATGAGTCTTGGCTTTGCCAATGGCATCGCGGACAGCGGGAACGCTGTGGACCGGAGCATGAACGACGTGATGCGCTCGGCGCTGAGTGCTGCGCAGATGAGCGCCAACATGATCCTGAGCTGCTTTGATGAGGACGCGGACTTCAGCCCGACCATCACGCCCGTGGTGGATCTGGAAGGGGTGCGCAACAGCGCCAACTGGATGCAGAGCGCCTTCGCAGACCCGGACGGGACCCTGAACGCCCGCTTCGAACAGCCCACCCAGCTGATGCGCAGCTTTGCCAAGCGCCGGGAAATTCAAAATGGAGAACCGACAGCAGCTGCCGCAAGCGGCAACGATGACGTCGTGGCAGCCATTGAGAGCCTGGGCAGCCGGGTGGACGCGGTGAGCGAGGCGGTGCGGAACATGAAGCTTTCCATTGACCGGAGAAAGCTGGTCGGAGAGATCATCGAGGATGTGGATACGAAGCTCATGGAACGGGCAGAACGGAGACGGCGATGAATAGCGTAGATCTGTTGCGCCTGTACATCGGCGGAAACCCGCTGGCGGAGTATGCGTCGGTTACGTTCCTGGTAAAGAACGGTGCAGGGCAGTACGAAAGTTGTTCGACAAAAGACCTGAATCTGGTGCCGTTGAGCCCGCTGCATGTAAACGCATTTGAAGAAAACTGCAAGACCGTCAGCATCCCCGCGATGCACGGAGCACCGGAGTATCCGGCTGCCCTGAGACGGGTGTATAAGAACGCGACGGGAACCTGGGAGTTTTATTACGTCCAGGACGGAACCCTGCATGCGAGCTGGGATGACTATGGCGCAAACAGCCTGAAAGACTGGGTGAAGGTGCGGATGCGATGCGGCATTCCCGGACCGAACGAAATGAGCCTGAAGCTATATCACGGATGGCATACCCGAACCGGCGAGTGGAGCAGCACCTACTACCGACTGATGCGGTTTATTCAGGGAAAAGACTGCAAAGTGCGGATGCACGTGGATGCCACGGCTGTAAGCGGGCCGAGAGATGCCGAATACGAGGGGCGGTGCTGGGTGAGCAGTGTGAAACCCAACGAAGGAAAGATGGTATTTGCCATCAGTTACAACTTCGCGCCCCAGAACGAAGAACGACAATAACCGAAATTTCAAAATGGAGGGAGCAGCATGTATCATTCCATCACCATTGGCGACAAGAACACCTGGGATGACTGGCACATGATCCCGGTCACTCCCCCGGTGATCGCTCCCCCGGTTGAAAAGACCATCTCCCTGGACGTCGAAGGACGGAACGGGGCGGTGTATCTTTCCAAAAGTGTCACGGGCGAGGCGGTATTCAAGGCCCGTGAAGGAAGCTGGGAGTTTTATCTGGATACCGAATCCTGGAGAGGGCAGTATGGTTCCTCGCCAGTTGGAAAACAGGCGCTGGATCATCTTGCAAAAGCACTGAACGAAGACATCGCAAAGCCGATGAAGCAGTCTGTGCGGCTGGAGGATGACCCGGCGTTCTTTTATTTTGGAAGAGTCTGGGTGAGCGGAGGTATCAAGCAGCAGAACGACCACACAGTCATTACGCTGAAATACAGCCTTTACCCGTTCAAATATTTATACAACAACATTCAGGACGACTGGCTCTGGGACCCATTCAATTTTACGACCGACCTGGCGCTGCCGTATGCAAAGAATCTGGTGCTGAGAGGACAGGAGCAGGTAAATTTGTATCTGCCGCCGTCCGAAAAACCAAGCGTCGTGCGGGCCAGAGGAGGGGGCGGAGTGGTCGCAGGGCTCTACAAAAGCCGTACCCTGCCGTACCGGTATGCAGGGCTTGCAGGACTCTACACGGACCGCGCAGAGCGCCGACTGGTAAACAACATAGAGATCGCGCTGGGTGTCATCGACGACGACCTGCGATATGACGTGTATGAACTGAAGCTGAAGAACATGACCCTGATCCGACAGGTGGTCAATGTGACCTACCTGCCAGCATACTTATAAGGAGCTTTTCAAAATGGGATATCGGGTATATGCCGGAAGGATCGAGCGGGCGGAAGGAGCCTTTCGCGAGGGGAGCTGGGTCGGGTTCCGATGGGTAGACCGGGTGACACTTTACGACGCAGCGGGCGACCACATCGAAGGAGATGTCCCCGGACAGGTCGTGCTGGACCCGGTACTGACGCAGGAGAAAAACCAGCTGAACAGCTTTGAGTGCAGCATCCCATATGAGATCGAGACGCCGTTTGCTACGATCCGGAACCCCGTGTACGACGCGCTGAAGCTGCGCAAGAGCTGGGTATGCGTGGAAGAAGACGACAAGCCCATCTTCGTTGGGCGGGTGACAGAACTGGAAAAGCAGTTTGACCGGAGCTGGCGTGTATACGCCGAGGGAGCTCTTGGCGTGATGCAGGACGAGAGCTGGAAACTGGACCCGGCGACTTACACCCTGACGAAGGCTCGGAGCGAAACTTCAAAATGGTTCGATACGTATTATGCAGACACTCTGTTCAACCAGCTGTTCGCTCTGGGAAGGGCTGACTGCGGGTTGATCTGCATCGGGAAAGTGACGGTGCAAAACGGGAAGACCGTTGATACGACCGACAAAGGCACCCAGATCGACACCCACTGGAACCTGTTGAACACGCTTTTTCTGGACGAATACGACGGATATCTGCGAACGCGCATCGAAACATCCGGTGATGTGTGGCGCATTTGTGTGGATTACCTGCTGGACATCGAAGAGACGACCCAGCAGGCGATTTATTACGGCTCGAACCTGCTGGACCTGACTTATACCGAGAAGATCCCCAACGACTTTGCGACCCGGATCACGGCGTATGGCTCAAAGACGGAATCGCACGGGTGGTGGATCTGGAAGAAATACTCCACATCGGCCATAGTGGCGGTGGCGAAGAACGACGAAGCGGAAAGCAAATACGGCGTAGTGGAGAAGATCGTGACCGTGGATGGGGATACGACCGAAGCCAGCTTGCAGGAAACGGCGGACAAGCAGCTGAAGGAATACAAGCAGGACGTAGAACCGAGTTTGATGATCGAAGCGTTCGACTACAAAGACACGGGGCGGGACCTGGACCGGCTGCAATTTCTGAAAAAGACCCATGTGGTCTCCGAACCGCATGGGATAGACGGGTGGTATGTCTGCACCAAGACGGCCCTGACACTGGATGCACCGGACAACAAGCGGTATGAATATGGCCTGCCGCCCAGAAAACTGACCGACCAGCAGAACGCGAACACTACAAACCAGAAGACGATCAAGAACCAATTGCGGGGCGTGCTGAGTTGGCTGAACAAATAAAGCGGGGTGATTTTTCAAAATGATGAGTTTCGATGAGATCATTGAGGGTATCCGGAAAGCGCTGTACGGGCGCGAGGTACGCGAATACTTTGCCTATGCGATCCAGTGGGTGAAAGAATGGGTGACCGAACAGGTCGAGCAGATGAAGAACTGGCTCGAATGGGCCAAGCACTACGCCCAGGATGCACAGCGAAGCGCTACGGCCTCGGCTAAGAGCGCAGCGGAATCAAAGGAGAGCGCCAGCCAGAGTGCAGCCAGTGCGGCAAGCTCAAAAGCAAGCGCAGATGCCAGTGCGGCGAGCGCAGCAGAATCGAAGGCAAGCGCCGCGGCCTCGGCCAAGAGTGCCAAAAACTCGAAGCTGAGCGAGGAAAGCTCGAAGCTCTACTCGGAACGGTCGCGGGACATCGTCAACGATTTTCAAAATGACTACAAAGGCGGGTACTACAAGACCTTCAACCTGGTGGCCTACCGGAACAAGTGGGGCACTTTGCCGCAGGCGCAGGGCATCTTCACCTATTACTGCGACATCCCGGTCGAAGACCTGACCGAACGGTTCACGCCGTTTGCCGCCATGACGCTGGAAAGCTACGCCTCGGCCACGGCGGCCGGTGTGGCATGCAGTGTGGAGAGCCGGAAGGGCTGTCTTCGGCTGTTTTCCCGCCGCATCCCGGACGCAGACCTGGACATCATCCTGACCCTGTTCGGTGTGGGCACCCTGAATTATTTTCTGGCAGTGCCGACGGCCGACTGGACGCCGCTGCGGCCTACCATTGGCCCGAACCAGTATTACTGTGATGTGGCCGTGAAGAACTGCACCTCCGACATGATCCCGCTGGGCATGACTGACCTTGTGAACTGGGAGGAAGCGGAAAACGCAGGCATGGCAAGCGTTCTGAGCACCGGCGACGGCTATGTGCGGTTCTATGCCGTGCGCAGACCGGAGGCGAACATCCATGTGAATGTCATTCTGCTCAAGCGGGAAGAGCCCGTGAACCGCCCGGCCACCAAGACGGAGCTGGGCCTTGTGATGATCGGTGACGGCATGGACGTGACAGCGGCTGGACGCATTTCGACACGCGGGGCAACGAATGAAGAGTTCCGGACTGCAATGCAGGACGCTTTCGGGGAGGTAGACGGATGGCGGATGTGATCTACGCAAAATTAGAACAGCTGCATCAGATGGCTTGTTCGATCGGCATGGTGCTGAAGGCATTGCAGGCACAGGTGAAGACCATCGACGAACGGGGCGGCGAAGACAATGTTCTGGAAAAGATCCTTGTAAACGGGACGCAACTGTTCCCTGACCGCGAAAAAGCCGTTCGGATGACGATCCCTACCAAGATCTCAGACCTGGACAACGACAAAAAGTTTCAGGAGAACGTCATCGAGCAGGTGCTGCTGAACGGCACAAAAATGCCGGTGGACAGTCAGAAACGAGTGGCCATTACAATTCCGACCGGCACAAACAATCTGGTGAACGATGCGGGATACCAGACGAACGCGGATGTACTCGCGGCCATCAGGGCGAATGCATACGTCCACCCCAGCCACACGGCATATGGGTCGGGGCTGTATAAGATCGTAGTGGACAATCTGGGCCACGTGACGAGCGCAGCAAAGGCTGTGAAGAGCGATATCACGTCACTGGGCATCCCCGGACAGGATACCGTCTACACCCACCCGAAGTACACGGCGCGCGGAACGGGGCTCTACAAGATCGCCGTTGACGCACTTGGCCATGTTTCCAGTGTGGCAGGTGCCACGAAGGGCGATATCACGTCGCTGGGCATTCCGGGACAGGATACCGTCTACACCCATCCGGGCTACACCGGGCACGGACTGGGGCTTTACAAGTTGGCCGTGGACGGACAGGGGCATGTTTCCAGCGTGGCGGGCATCACGAAGGGTGATATCACAGCGCTGGGCATTCCGGGACAGGACACGAACAGCTGGCGCGGCATCCAGAACAACCTGAGCAGCGACTCCACGAGCGACTCGCTGAGCGCCGCGATGGGGAAGGCCCTGAACACCAGCCTGAACGATGCGATCACCCGTATCGCGACCTGCGAACAGAAGATCAAGGCCATTGGCGGGGTGACGGAAGTTCTTCTCGGAACGGTCGTAAGCCCGGCCATCAAGGGTGACACCCTGTATAAAGGTGCGACCCACACGA